ATAAGGAGTTCGCTGCACTTGAACGGGAACTGCATAAAGACGATGAGCCGCTCGACACGGAACCTCAAATATCAAGAGCCGAGGAGCTGCGGAAAGAGTGGGGTACTGAGCTGGGGCTGATGATGCACCTGAAGGAACAAGAGCAGGCAGCACCGTGCAGTGAAAAGCCACTTCCGAGAATTGGTCATGCACAATGATGGAGAAAAGACATGACGTTTATTGAATTCCTTCAAACTCTCATCCCTCCGAAAATCGTGGAGGTCGTGAGGGAATTACCGGTCGAAAAGATTGTGGAAAAACCCGTTTATATCGACCGGCTCGTAATCCCGACCATGGCATGGGATAAAATCATCCCGGAAGAGTCCATGGAAGACTGCGTGAAGCGCCTCAATGCAGACACCGGCTCGATGTGCGATTTCATCCGGGCGCTTGAATTCCACCTTTTCCAACGTATTAAGACCGTGACTCGCGGGAATGAGGTCTGGAAACCCGAGACTGCATGGCAGAAAATGCAGGGCGACTGCACCGAACGATCACTTATTGCTGTCGAGATGCTCCGTATCAAAGGCATCAAAGCGAAGGTAATCCTTGGGTACTCTCTCGAAAACGACGGCACGAAATTCACCCATGCCCGTGTCAGGATTGAGGACCCTGTCGATTGTGAGCCGTCCGGTGTGCTGCACTTCGAATACGATCCGAATCTGAAAATGGGGGAGAGGGTGGTCGGGTGATAAAAGAAGACCTTTTCTCGCTCATTGCGGCGAAGCAGGCACAGGCCCTGGGCGTGGGACTCAAACCCAAGGGCATCCTGGTCTCGAACGAGGATTATGACATGCTGAAAGATGAATTCAGAAAGGAAGGAATCAATGCCAATCCCGACCGGCTCATGGGCCTCCCGCTCTATACTCCGGACCCCGACCGGGTCAGCAGCCGGACCGGGCAGCCCAAAGAAGTGATGGTATTAATATGATGGATCTCGAACAGGCAATCAAGACGCTGGAAGATCTCCGGAGGAACGACCCGGTAGTCCAGCGCGGACGGAATGCGGAACTCACTCAATCCTTCAAGGTATTCTGGGACTCCCGTCCGGACGAGGCAACATATTCGAAACATACTGGTGGACTCCTCATCACGCCCACACTGCTTTACTACATGGTGGAGCACCCCATCTGGATGCGGAGACCGGATGATCCCCCGGAACCGGCATCAGCGCCAGAACCCGCACCCGCCCCAACAATCCCCGCCACGGAACCACAGGTACAGAAGAAAGAGCAGCCAAAAAAGGACGGTGGTAAACATTCTCACCGATGATTTCCAGCAGCTGGCCGACCGGTACCTCATCGCCATCAAAAGAATCCGGCTCATCCGGAAGGATGGGGCAGACATCATCATTACACCACAACCCGGGAAACCACAGGGGCCCCCCCACATCGCGGTGTTCCGCGACGAGTTCGAGACCCTGACCGGCAAGCACGCCCGGGAACTGAAGGAAGTCCGGGTGATTCATAAGTTGGGGGGAGCAACACAGTTCTTTCCCCGGGGCACTCCCGAAAGCGAGGTCTGGAAGAGCACTATCACCAAGGAGGAGATGAACGCATGAACGAAACAGGAAGAGAAGCAATTAAAATCACTATACACACGAATAATGGACAGATTATCTCATTCGACGAATTGTTGATTTCATCAATCGAAGTTTACCCCGGAAGGTATCATCAGAAACTTGCTCCAGTGGAATTGAACGAAGCGGTTATCTGCTGGCAGAATTTACATGAGCGACTTTCCGCGAAAAGTTATACCGGCAATTCCGATCCATGGAAGCACCGAAGTGCAGGAATGCAGTGCCGGACATGTATGTTTTGCGTAATGAAAGACCCAAATCCACGAGAATATCAATCGATGGAGACCTACGGTCACAAAAAACTTGGCCGTTGCCGTCGCCACGCTCCAACGATGAATGGATATCCGGTTGTCTTTGAAGATGACTGGTGCGGAGATCACAAACTCGATGAGAACAAGGTGTGATGTCTATGGGTGAATGCGTCCGATGCGGAGCTTGTTGTCGCGTCATTGCTGTGATATCACGGAACCTGGCACCAGAGACCCGGGAATGGTTGATAGCTCACGGATGTGTAGAGGATAAAAAGCAGGACCACCTCCTTATCCCTCATACCTGTCAGCATCTTGATGAATCACCAGGGCAGGAGTTCCCCACGAGCTGCAACATTCACGACACTTCAGAGTATCCATTGACCTGTGCCCGGTACCATGGTTTCGGTGCCTTTTACAAGCCGAATGGATGCGGGTATGTGGTGAAGGAATGAATCGGCCTTTCTTGCACTGTCTCGAATTTCCTCTTAATCAGGGTCATTTCGAGCAGGGGCGTTTTATCCCAGATTGTAAACAGTGTGGGAAATGCTGTGAGGGGTTTTGGTTACGGGCAGATACCCTTGATGAAGAGGATATGAAATTCACTCTCCTTCATGCAGGAACCGAACTCAAAGGAAATGTCATTTTTACCTACAACCCCTGCATAAAATTAAAGGATGGTAAATGTTCAATCCATGAAGAGGATAGACCAGAACCATGCCGTATTTTCGGGTGGGGTGATTACTATCATCCTCCTGGTTGTGCCTTTGTTGGTGGGGAAATAGATGATAAAATGATGAAAGGTGAGTGATGGATATAGGCTTACCTTGGTTTGACATTCTTCCCACCGAAGAAAAAATATATTGGCTTAATCTGGCCGATAGAATGGAGAAACAAGAGACAAAACAAAAAATAAAATTGATTAATTATTATTATCGCGTAATTGAACCGAGAAAAATTAAGGAAGACATCAAAAATGGAACGATAAAAAAGCGCAAACGATCCAAAGCAAATTATGACAATATCAAAATGCGGTTGGAAGTCGTAGAAAGAAAAGGTTTTACTTGTCATATTTGTGGAAAACAGATTCACTACACCGATTTTAGTATAGACCACGTTATACCGATTTCAAAGGGGGGTACACAGGATTTGGATAATCTTGTTCCGGCTCACAAAGTTTGTAATTCAAGTAAAAGTAATAAATTGCCGATAAAGGGGGGTAATTATGACAAAGAAATTGCCGCCTGAAAAGAAGAAGAAACGAGGCCGCCCGTCCCTGTATAATCCCGAAATACACCCGAAAAAAGCGGGTGATCTCGCACTTATGGGTAAAACCGGTCCAGAGATTGCCAAGGCACTCGGGGTGGATGAAGACACCCTGATCCGGTGGAGAAAGGAATATCCCGAATTTGCCGGAGCCATAAAAGAGTGCAAGGATCAGGCGGATAGTAAGGTTGTGGCCTCGCTGTACCAGCGTGCCTGTGGGTATGAATATACGGAAAAACGGGTCACCGAAAACCCGGATGGAAGCCAAATAACGCAGAACACAGTCAAGCAGGTCGCCCCGGATGTGACCGCTCAGATCTTCTGGCTCAAGAACCGGCAGTCGAAGGACTGGAGGGATAAGCACGATGTCGAGCACGCCGGTGAAATTAAGACCGGGTCTACCCCACTCATTCCCTCTCTGTCACCCGAGGCCGCCCGCAAGATTGGTGATATCATCGCAGAGAGTTTATGATCGCATATTCACTCATCATTAAATGTCAGGGATGCGGTAAAGTCTCTACCATCACCAACTACCGCACCCCATATACCGGGCGGGAACGGCCACTGACGGAGAGTATAATGCGGCAGGCGATCCGGAAGGCAGAGATTACTGCAGAATGTCCACAGTGTCTTGTCCAGGGCAAATTCCCGGTGATAGGTGCACAATCCAAAGAATCTGAGGGCTGATGCATGCTGTCACCAAATCACCCACCCATTTTGACCCGGCAACCGTAGCAGCAGCGCATGAAAAAGAGTTCCTGTTACAATCCTGCCGGTACTTCATCAAAAAGGTCTTCTCCTATGTCATCGAGCCCCACCACGAGAGACTCCTGCACCACATAGAGAACACCTCTATCTCCCTTGATCTCGCTCCCCGGGGATGCGGCAAGAGTCGGGTTGTCACGGTCGGGTATGCTGCGTGGCGGGCCCTGCAGGACCCCAACATCAGGATCCTCATCGTGAGCGATACGGACGATCATGCTGTCCGGTTCCTTGGCACCATCAAGACCGCCCTGCACCACCACCCACTCATAAGAAAGCATTTTGGCCCGCTCTCCGGGGAAAGATGGACTGACCACCAGGTCGTTCTCAAAGGCAGGAGCAAGATCCTCACCGAAGCCACCATCACCGCACACGGCGCTTACTCCGGTGCCGTCACGTCCGGGCACTACGACATCATCATCTGCGACGACTTGATCAACTTCGAGAACGCCCGCACTGAAGGCAGCCGCGACCGGATGCTGGAGTGGTTCCGGCAGACCCTCCTTCCCACCCTGATCCCGGGCGGCGAGCTCCACATCATCGGCACCCGGTACCACTTCATGGACCTGTACCAGACCATGATCGATGAGCTCGGATACGACACCCAGATCCAGCAGGGGATCCGGAGAGATGACAACGGTGATGAGTGCAGCATCTGGGAAACCTACATGCCCCTGCACGACCGGCTCGATCCCGCGACCGGCAAGCTCACCGAAGGCCTCCTCACCATCCGGGAGAATCTCGGTGCGGTCATCTTCAATCTCCAGTACCAGAACGATGCCGAGCTCATGAAAAAGGGCAATATCTTCGAGTACGACTGGTTCCGCTGGTACACCACCGAGACCCGGGTAGATGGCAAACTCTGGATTGTTCGCAGCGATGGTGTTGAAATTGATGCATCGAGGCTCATACCTTACGGTGGAGTCGATCCCAGCATCGGGGAAGGCGACCAGAGCGATTACTTCGCGGTCTGCATCATCGGCCTTGAAAAGATCGCAAAGGAGATCTACGTGCTCGATATCTACAAGGCCCGGCTCACCTACGAAGGTCGCGCCTCCATCGTAAACGCTAAGTACCAGCAGTGGCACCCACACATCATGGGCATCGAGGATGTGGCATTCCAGAAGGAGTTCGTGCAGCGCATCCGGAAGACATTCCCCTTTATTAGGGTCAAAGAGGTAAAAACAACGAAAGACAAGGTCAGCCGCGCGTATGGCCGGTCCGGGTTGGTGCAGAATGGAAAAGTCTGGGTTAAAAAGGGCATGGCGGATTTCGTCTCGGAACTCTGCATCATGCCGGATGGTGCCTACGACGACCAGTTCGACGCCTTTGACTTCGCGATCTATGTCTCGGAGAGTGCAGGCGGGGCCTCAAAGCAGACCGCCTTGCCGGGTTCCGGGAAGTATACCACCGAGACAGAGCCCGGCAGCAAGCCGATCTGGAAGAATGAATACAGGTGATCCATGAGTCTACTCCACAAAATAACAAAAGCCGCCACGGTCGGGTACCGTTCCGCTCTCCGGGTCTTGCGAGCCCCCTCCTATGAAGAACTGGTCACATCGGAACGGCTGGCCATGCGGACCCGCACCCTGCAGAAAGCCACCAACATGGTATCGCAGAGCTCCAAGCGATACTACATGACCGAACAGGACGAGGTCGAGGCGCTCGAATACCGGGCCAGGCAGCTCAATAACGACCCCATGCGACGGGCCATCTACAGCGTCAACTCGTATCTCAATATCTTCGGCATTCCCCGTGCAAATTTCTGGAAATCCGATAACGACCGGCTCGCCCGGAACGCCATTTACGCAGTCTGCGAGAAGCGCATCATGGACACCATCGAGACCGCTGAGTGGGAAGTCACCAATAACAACAAGGTGCCGGTAGAATTCGCCGAGAAATTCCTTAAGCGGCCCAACCCACAGGATACCTTCCAGACGCTCATCAAGCAGACCATTCCCGATATCCTCCGATACGATCAGGCCGCATGGGTCAAGGTCCGGAGCATCGCGGGCAATCTGCTGGAGCTCAAGGCATACAGCGGCCCCGAGTTCTGGATCGAGGTGGACAACCAGTTCGGCAATGTCATGGGGCAATACGGCCTCAACTACTTCGGCCCCTGGTCGCATGGGTACGTGAAGCGATACTGGCAGCACAGCCGGCCCGGCGTCTACATCCCCTTTGCACCGACAGACGTGTGCATGATCATGATGTATAAGCGTGCGGACAGCATCTACGGCACGGACTTCATCCAGCAGCTCAAATGGCAGCTCGAATACATGATCGACAGCACCAAGGCCGCAGGAATGACCTTTGCTAACGGCATCGGCCCCTCGCTCGTCTGGAAGCATCCCGATTTATCCAGCATCGAGCAGCTCGAAGAGCGCAATATGGAGGTCGAGCTGGAGAACAAAGGCCCCGAGAATTTCGGTAACATCCTCCACCTGCTCGGACAGGAAGAGATCAGTACCGTATTCCCCGAGCTCATGCACATGCAGTGGCTGGAGGGGCAGAAGTTCATCTCCTCTATCATCTGGGCCATGTTCGGTTTCAGCGAGTCGGAGTTCACTTCCGGGGACGCCAACCGCGCCACGGCATACATCAATCAGAACATCACCAAGAGCAAGATGCTGGCCCCGATTCTCAGGCATCTTGAGACTGTCATCAATACCGAGATCCTCCCGGAGCTCGATGGCTACCAGGCCGACTGGGAGTTCCGGTTCAAACCCATCGTCGAGCTCGACGACCTGCTCAAGGAGATCCAGGTTGAGCAGGGCCGGGCCGATGTGGTCTCGAAATGGATTAACGCAGGAGTCCCGCTGGAAGAGGCTATGCGGATGGCCAAGGTGGATGAAGATCACATCAAGGCTGTCACCGAAGCCGTTGACCGGGTCTCGCAACAGGATAACCAGAGCATGGAGACAGCCTTACAGAACCTCAAGCAGGCTGATATCACGCAGGAGCTCGCGGGAGATGCAGGTAACACTGGCAACCAGCCCGACCAGGGTGGCAAACCGCACTCCGAGGGATACTCCGGGCAGGCCCGCAGCGATTCCGGGGAGCCGGAGGACGACGGGCAGAAGAAGAACCCGTTTGGCAAGGCTGACTTCAAGGAGAGTGAGCACCCGAGAGCTGATGACGGACAATTCGGGGATAAGCCGGGAGAACAGAGCGGGAAGCAGGAAGAGAGCAAACCGGCAGGTGATGCGGGGAAAACCCCGGTAAAACCCGAAATTCCGACACCAGATAAAGTAACGGCACGATTCAAAACTTATGAACCATATATAAAAAATAATAAAACTGAAAGTGCAAAGGTTTTTGATAAAGATGGGGAAACGATCCTTATAAAGGGGGGAAATATCGATTCCATTGAATTTACCGAAGATGAAATTAAATCATTGAAAGATGGATATTTTACACACAACCACCCCTCCGGCGGATCATTCTCGCCGGCAGATTATTTCATGGCTATGAAAATAGATCTTGCCCAAATACGTTGCGTGAGCTCAAAATATTTGCATATTCTAGATCGGGGAAATGGATGGATAGATCAGGAGACAATACTTCCTATCATAAATAATAAGATGAAAGAAGTAGAAGGCGAGAACTGGGATAAAATCTTTAATGGAAAAATAACACCGGAAGAGGCCAGTCTTAACCATTGGCACGAAATCTGGTCTCGTGTAGCGCAGGAAACCGGAATTTTATATCATAGGGAGGAATTATGATTTTGGATGATTCAGAATTAAAAAAAGTAATTTACAGCCCGGTTTGTGCCCGATGTGCAAACCTAATTAGTGGGCCCGATCACCAATGCAAAGCATATGATAAAATTCCGTCTACAATCTGGAACGGTAAGAATAAGCACACCTCCTCGTTCCTGGGAGATCATGGCATCCAATTCAAGGAAAGAACCACGCAAGCCCAGAAAGCCACTCTGGTAATGGAAGGCACAGACTCCCGCCCGGATAGCGATTACGACCCGGTAGAGCTGGCCCTGGGCATCAAAACCGAGGCGGAGCATACTGACAATCCCGCGATCGCCAGCAAGATCGCCAAGGACCAGCTTGACGAAGACTCAAAATATTACAGTAAAATGAAAAAGAAGGGGATGATCTGATGTCCGATGTCATCTGGGCCGGCAAACCCGGGCAGCAGATCACCGTCAAAACCAACCGGGCATTGACCGGGGCGACTTCCGTGCTGCTCAAAATCAAACGCCCCGACCTCACTGCTGCCGTGTGGACGCCGGACAGTTGGGACGTCGTCACCGGTGATATCCTCTACACCACCGTTGGCACCGAAATCACCCAGATCGGCGAGTATGTCGTGCAGGCGTATGTAGAAGTCAGCGGCATCGCGTTACCGCCCGGCAAAAAAGGGTATTTCCAGGTAAATACAGCGATTTATTAAGCGTCGATAGTGCTATCCAGCGTTACGCCCGGGGCCTCAAGGAGTTCGGGCAGGCCCCCGGTCGTCATAACTTTTCCGACAACAAAACCAGCTCCGATATCAAACGTCATCACGAGCAGGGAACTGCCGGTAACCGGGCTCTCCAAGCTGGTCGAATCGCTCTCGATTGAACTGTCAATTATAAGCGGGCTGCTCCCAACGGTGCTGTCCAAAACAATGCCCATAATATCATTTTTAACATTCCCCTTTATAATTGGCTATGCCCAATGCAAAAACAAAAACCTATGCGCATAGGATCATGGAACCAATTGGTGAAATTAATGATATTCAGATCTGAGGAAAAACATGGCAGGAACAGTAAAACTCGTAACTACTGATGGGAGTGAAGTGTCCGTGACAAACCGATTACCGGTATCAACAACTGGTTACTCGCTTGCGAATACCTTCACGCAACTTACGGCACCGGGCAGCACGACCGGGTTTGCCACAAGTGAACGGATTAACCATTCGATGTTTGTCACCGTGGCGGCTATCAACACAACCGTAGTCGTTCGTGTTGAGGGTAGCCCGGATAATTCCGTCTGGGCAAACCTCGATATATCGAACCTTGACACAACGATCACGGCAAACGACACGTATATCTTCACCGTCCCGGAAACTGCAGTGGGGTATATCCGTCTGACCTTCGTGAGTGAAACCGGGGGAACGGCAGCAACAATCGACTGCAAATACCTGGGGTATTGATCATGACCAACATCAGGTCACGATCGCTTGCGACCGATCCTCTCTGGGATGCAAAAGGAGATCTCCCGGCAGGGGTTGGGGCGGATTCAGCTACAAGATTGCCTGTCGGAACGAACGGACAGGTCTTAATTGCTGACAGTTCGGTCACACCGGGTTTAAAATGGGGGGACTTGCCCTATTCACCCCTCGATTTACCGATCGGTGTTGAGTGGGCGACAGATTCCACCAGCCCGACTTTGACTCTGGTAAACCAGTTTGGTGCGGCCATCACGATGTCTGCCGGGGACTGGGCGAGTCATGCAGTATTCGGGGCTATCAGACGATGCAACCTCTCCAATGCGGGAGTGGTGACCGCCTTTTATGGAGATCCATTATTCTCCTACACCGGTTCGAACGGGCAGGTAATGGTCCGTATCCCGAAATTTTACTACAAGGTTGATGCACTCTCGAACAAATATCGGTTCACGATATACCCGGTGGCGCGAACGGGCTACAAAGTCCACCCGGCATTCGTCGTGGACACGGTCGAAAAGGATTACATCTACGTTTCGGCCTTTGAAGGATCGGCAAACGACGTCACTGCAACAGCAACGGAAGTCAATACAATCACGGTAACGGCAGAACCAACATCGTCCGGGAATCTGACAATTACCCTCGGTGGGAATTATATCTTCACCGTGGCTATCCTCGATGATGATACCGTCGAAGGTGTTGTTGACAAGATCGTGGCAGCAGGTGCGAAAACCGATTATCAGGAAACGGTATGGACGCCGGCAAAAACGGGGGCAGATAAACTCACCTACACATCCAGCGTTACCGGGCTGAAAACCACCGTCATTATGCCCACTGCATGTGGGGTGACATGCACCATTGCCAAGACCACGCCGGGAACGGGGGGATACGTTCTGAACGATGCAGGTGGCTTGGATTTCACCGCAACGACCGGAGATCTCCTCTGCTCAATCGCCGGTGTAAAGCCGTTAAGCGGCTGGAACAATGCAACGGCAACATTGCCGAACATCCGGCAGCTCGCAAAGAACCGGGGGACCGGCTGGAACTTCATGGACTTCAACTCGGTCTGTGCCGTCCAGTTGCTTTTCATTATCCGGAACGCTACGCTGAACTCACAGTCGGTCTATGCAGGAGTGACAGTAGTCACCGATGCAACAGCGGGATCAACGTTCAACAACGCCATAAACACAGGATTTACGGCAGGGGTCGGCACCAACGGGGTGGACCTCGGTAACACCTCCGGAGAATGCCCCTTGGTTACGCACTACAAGACCGGAGAAGCAGCAAAGGCATTCAGCATCTTTGGGATTGAGAATTTCTGGGGAAATATCTGGAAATGGATTGCCGGCATCAACATCAAAGCCAATAGGAATCCTTGGATTGCAGACCATGATTTTGTTGAAGATACCTTCGCACATCCCTATGTGGATACTGGATTCACATTACCTTCAACAAATAACTATGGGGTCTCGATTGTCTTCTCTTCAACATTCGATTATCTCTTCGTGCCATTGACCGTAGGAGGGTCCAGCAGCCAATATCTCTGTGATTATTATTATCAGGCAACCGGAAATCGCTCGGCCCTGCTGGGCGGCGATTGGCGTAGTGCGGGTAATGCGGGCGCTTTCGCTTGGGATCTGGATAGTGCGGCGTCATGTGTCTATCGGTATGTTGGCTCGCGGCTCGAATACCGATAATAATTACACAAATGCAACAGATGCAAGCACGAGTGGGCACAGCGCGGAGACAAACACCCAAAAATTTGTCCGAAATGTCATTCTCCTTATTGGGATACCGAAAGACGGGTGAAAAAGAAATGAAAACCCGCCCGATAACCTTTGAAGTGAATGAGAATGGTTGTCATATCTGTACTTCTCATGCACCGAACACCGGGGGATACCCAACATTAATGAAATCCGGTAAGAAATGGACTGTCGCCCGGTACATCCATTCACAACTATACGGTGATATTCCTGCCGGGGTGTTGGTGTGTCATACCTGTGACAATCATATGTGTATTAATTCCGCGCATCTCTTTTTAGGAACTCCGAAAGACAACATGCAAGATATGTCAAAAAAAGGACGTACCGTTAAGGCGTTTGGTGAGAGAAATGGAAATAATAAACTCACCCAATTAATGATTATTGGAATTGTGAGAGACCTTAAAACCCTGAACTGTTCACAGATTAGCAGGAATCGTAATATCCCCGTCAGAACCATCAATGATATTAAAAACGGTAAACGATGGGCGTGGCTGACAAGGAAGATCAGTCGTGCGTTAGATATGGCAGAAACCGCCCCCTACTTTTACAAATCAAAAACCGGGGGATTGGGGTTTTTATCTGACAAAAAATTTGAACCATGCCCGGAGGGGTATGAATTAGACCCGTCGTTTTTCGCTGGAAAAGGAGTGCCGTAATGTCACGGTTTGACCCCCCACAAGATAGAAATGTCATTGCCAGTTATTACGGGTGGTTATCCTGGTGTAATTCGTATCGACTTGAGAGAAAGTATATCCGTCCGTTATTATTAAAAGAGGTAGCGTAAATGCCAAATTCGAACTCAAAACCGGATGAAATATTTTTGGACAGGATTGATGACGGTCGTGCCCGTCTTCTTGTCCGCTGGAATATTGCTCAGCAGGCGCAGAAGGATGAACAAATCTCTGAGAGAATCTCAACATCCTGGAACTACTCAGAACGTATTATCTTATGGATTCTCCCGAAAAAGTTTAATACACGAGATGAGATCCGAAAGTATCTGGATTCTATCTCGGTCGAAATTCTGGACTGGGCAAAAGCAACAGACTTAAATAATTCATTGAAGTGAGGGAGAAATCTCCGGTGCGAGTATCCGATCCCTCCGGTCCCGTGCGCAACATCTTCACCCGCGAGTTTCTCGCCCTGATCCGGAACGCCCGGGCAAAGGCTCTCGAAGAGCTCCGTCCGATGCTCCGGCTGCAGCAGCTCGATATCGGGGAACTCATACGGCTGCTGGAGATCCTCAATATCGCATACATCGACCAGCCGGGCCGCAGACTTATCCAGCAGTATGTCCTGCAGGCTTACCGGCGCGGTATCGACAACACGCACCAGACTCTTGTTGCGCAGACCCGCCCTCAGCACAGAGTTGTCGATATCGGCCTGAATTTCACCCGCCCCGATGAACGAGCCATCGCCAACCTGTCCGCAGTTTCACTCTCGGATCTCAAAGGGTTCACAGGCGAGATGAACAAGAAGATCATCCGGGATATCGTAGAAGCGGACAAAAAAGGCGCTGGTATCACGAAGTTCTCCGAGATCATCCAGCAGCACTACAACGGCATCGGGGCTGTCAGAGCAGAGGCAATCGCCCGCACGGTTAGTACGCAATCTTACAACGAAGCGGCCTGGAGTAGGACGAAGGATTACGCACCCTTTAAAGAGTGGCTGCCTACTACCGGGGATCACCGTACCCGCCCGTCGCATCTTGCCATGAAAGGTGTCGTGATTGATGTCGATGAAGCGTTCGAGGTGCCGGCCTTCATGGCATCGAAGAACACCCGGGTGCCAGCCTGTAAAATGATGTATCCCGCCGATTCAAGCCTGGGGGCACCTGCAGCACAGATTATCCAATGCAGATGCGCTCTCGCGCCCCGCTTTTTGAAGAAATAATCCTCCTTTGAGGCATTCCCCTATAATATGCTTCACTATTAAACCCATGTCTCAATGCCCTTATCTACCGCAGGGCCGGGGTTCCAAATACGCAAGGGTGGCAAGCAGCTCTTCGTATTCGACCTGAACGTTCTCGACGATAATTCGCGGAAGGTTTATGGTATGGCCACCGGCCCGCATCTCGACCGGGAGAATGAGACAATCCTGAAAAAGGCAGTGGAAGATGCCCTGCCGAACTTCATGATGCTCCCGATCATGCATCTCGATCACACTGAACGTCCGGTCGGATGGTTCACGAAAGCTGAGTTCAAAGGGCAGAATCTCTACGTGGAAGCCTGCGTTAAGCCGACTTCGGACTGCGATATATTCTGGAAAGATGTCGTCAAGGCATCCAAGGTTGGCAAACCTTACCAGTTCTCGATCTTCGGTGACCGGGTGGATTGCACAGCATCATGTGCACTCGACCCACCGAAGCGGACCGAGCCCTGCATCACCAAGGCCCTGGAGCTCTATTCGATCTCCATCTGCCAGCCCGGGAGCGCCATCAACCCGAATACATTCGCAGAGGTAATGAAGGCTATGAGTATCACGGCGGGTCTTGGTAAAGCCACAGATTCTGCCAGTAACATGATCCATCCGACAACGGACGGGAAGTACCCGAAAAAGAGGAGTACTATGGCACCCCCCAAAGAAAATGACAAAAAAGAGGAAACTACGGAACCTCAACCGCCCATGAAGGACGCGAGTGACGGCCCCGATCAAACAGAACAGGGTGCGGCACCTGAGGGCGGTGGGAGCGAGATCAAGGAGCTCCTGACGCAGATCGTTGAGCGTCTCCAATCCCTCGAAGCAAGCATCGGCCTCAACAAGGCCGAACCTGTCGACGAGGAGAAGAAAAAGGAGGATGAAGATATGGAAGAGAAAATTGAGAAAGGCCCCGCCTGTGCCAAGAAGGCGGAGCTGGCCGTAAAACCGGCAGAGCCCGACGTGACAACCATCACCAAGGCCGACCTTGGCCGTATCGCAAAGGCTGAAGAGCGGCTCGCAACGCTGGAAACCCGGCTCAATGCGATTGAGAAGAGCACCGCAAAAGGCCCATCAGTTGTGATCCTTGACCCGGCAGCCGCAAAAGAGGCCCTGGAGAAGGACCCGACCAAGGCACCGGTCATGAAATCGGCAGCATCAGCAATGGTTGCCGGGTTCGGAAAAGTCAGTAAAGGAGGCTAAAAAAATGTCAGCAATTGTCAAAGGAACCGGGTATGGTAACACAATTCCCGGCCTGAATATCGGTGTGAAGGAATCCAGGTCCCGTGCAAGAGCGTACTGGGGCGACGGCATCGATGAGGGAGATACGATCTTCAACCTGCAGGCAATCCAGAAGTCTGCGCACGAACGGATGATCGAAGCAATCGAAGCCGATCCGCGTGCAGCGGTCATGATCCCACTCATTGATCTCATCGACCCGATGGATATCCGGAAAGCGGTATTTGACAACACGTTCGGGATGGAAGGATTCCGGACGAAGGTCAAGAAAGCACAGATGGACTTCGCCAGCGAGATCGATGCGCAGCTCCGGGCGTCAACCCTGAAGAAAGCCACCAGCACCACCAGTGTCTCGAACCTCATGCACAACTACTCCGACGAGCAGGTTGTCATGCTGTTCAAGAAAGTGTATCCGCTGCAGGCGCTCATCCCCGTAGAGGCCAACCACGGCAAGATCGCACAGTGGGATGCCATCACCGAGACCGGCACCGGGAAACCGTTCTATGGTTCGGAAGATCCCCAGGCTGTCGAATCCGACATGACGGATGCGATCCGGACATCCACCTGTAAGATCGGGTACCACTTCATCCGCGTCACCAAGATGGCGAAGGTTGCCGGGCAGACCCAGTACCCCTCACGGGACCTGATGTCCATCCGGACAATCGCCGCGAACGAGAGCATCCGCAACATGCGCGAACGGTGCATGATCGGTGTCGAACGCGACGTCACCAACATGACGCCCACGTATGTGGCAGCCAGCACGCTGGAGCATGCCGGCCTCTACGAGCTCATCACCAACAACACGGCGGCCTCGCTCACCCAGACTTATGCGGGCGGAGCGGCCACACTCGACAAGATCAAGCCATATCTCGATGAGACAATCCGCCTCATGGTCCTCCACGGTCAGATGCCCACTCTTGCAGTCTGCGACTGGAAGACCTTCGCCGTAATAGGCCGTGGCATGAACGACTTCTGGAGAACCGAGCAGGTCAAGGCGACCGAGTTCGGGTTCGGCAAAGTGGATATCGTCACACCGGTCGGGCAGATCCCGATGGTTCCGATCCAGTTCATGCCGACCACAACCGGCAGCTACGGCAGCATCATGGTTCTCGACACATCGTTCCTAGCCCGCCGGGTCCTCTGGGGCGACACCTATGAGGAACTCGGGAACCTGAACACCTCGACAAGGGGCGTCATTTCGTTCTCCGAGACCCTGATCGACAAGTCGGACAGCAACGCGACCAACTCTCTCCAGGGTGGAGTATTCGGGATCACGGTCGCATAAGGAGGAAAAGAAATGTCAGCAGATGCAATACTCCCAGAATTCATGAACCTGCAGTATGTGATGCCGATTGTGTTCAAGGTGCAGAAAGCCACCCAGCATGACTGGATCAACCTGAGCAAATCCGGCAACCTCATCAAAGGGGTGGTCGGTGTTGTGGCAAACACGACTCCGGTCGGTGCGGCTGCAAACGTGGCCGAGACCATCACGTATGGTCCGTGCGACATTGACAACGCCGGAACCGCATACACAGCAACCACCACATCGATTGTTGTAGACGGAATGCTCTACGGAACCGGCACGAACCCCCGGATCTGTCCCTACTACCTGCTTACCGGTGGTGGAGAGATCCTTGAGGTTATCGCAGACTCCCTGCCGCTAACCGCAGCAGGAACGCTCACGGTCCGGCGCGGATGTCTCGGCACAACCGCAACCGCAACCGGTCTCGCCCAGAACGACCGCTGTTCAATCCTGAACCAGATTGTGCTCACCAGCTCGACCGTCGGATTCACCATCGGGCGTGCACTCCCATTACCGGAAGCGGCAACACCGTTTACGTGAGGTGAGAGACCAATGGCCTCCCAATCACCCCATTTCTTCCGGAAATCGGACGATGGGCAAACCCTCTCGCTCGATCCCGGGATGAAGAAGTTCACGATGGGAACTTCCTACAGCGACCCGGTAGTCATCAACACCGCAGATGACAAGGGCATCCTTGCCTGGTTCAGCTCGACAGCCACCAGCGGTACGACATACGGCCTGTATATCGGCCTGCTCGGCAACGGTGCCGGGTCAGAACAGATTGCAGCACGGTCAAAATGCCTGCTCGCCACGAACAGCATCGGCAACGCCCACGGTCATCACGCCACGCTTGAACTCGATACCTCATACGGCAACGTCACCGGGCTTGGAACCGGTCTCAGGGGCAATGTCGTTGTTGGTAACCGGGCGATCGCTGCCGGCACCTACTACGGTGTCATGGCAGAACTCTATGCTCTGGGCACAACCGCAGCGTTACCTTCTGGTTCAAACGCCTGTCTGTGCTGTTCTGTGCCCACCGCGACAGCCATGGACCTGGTTGCCAATGCATTCGCATTCAGTGGAGCGGACGGCACCGGGAAGATGATCTACACACACACCGCAGCTGGAACGCAGCACGGGACTATCCGTGTAATCATCAATGGCGTCAAGAAGTGGATTCCATTCATGTCGGCAGAGTGATCACCATGAGAAAAATCAACCTCGATCCCTATCTTGTGGAATGCGTCGATGAAAAAGGAGCAGTCACCAAAGCCCCCTACAATGTGAGGCTATCTCTGGTGAACTCCCTTTTTCATCCCGACCAGAAACTCGGAGCCATGGAACTCCTGAACAACGACCGGCTGGCACAGAAAATCAAGCTGGTTGAAGGCTCCGACATACTTCTGGAAGAGGAGGAATACTCCCGGGTGCAGCGGGCTATACAGTCTATTCACGGCTACACGCAGAATGACGTGGAGCTCGTGCGCCGCATCATGGAGGCCCCGGAAGTCCCGGTGAAAGAAGCGTGAGGTGATGGATGGTCTACCTCACGCAGTCGGATGTTGAAGCCTCCGGCGGGGGGTATGGCTACGCGGATTTCAGGCAGTCCGGCGCGGTCATGACCGCAACGCAGTGGCAGCTCTTCTGCGACCGGTTGATCGACTCCATCACAGCCGCGATTAACTCGTACTGCAAACTCACGTCGTTCGAGCAGAACACCTACACCGAGTACCACAGTGGCCGGGGAGCCACCGGAGATCTCGGGCAATATGCAGAGCGCGACCGGATCATGCTCCTCAGGGAGCAGCCGGTCGTCTCCGTAACATCTCTTTCGGAAGATCTCGCCTCAGCGACCAGTGCACCCAGCTGGACGGCACGGGTGCAGCGTGCGGTTGGTATCCTGCCCGGTACTGCGGATTTCCGCATCGCAACCCGGGGTTCGTTCTCGTACATCTACTTCGAGCAGAACGTCCCCTCCAAGGGCAACAACAACGTCAAGGTGGTATACGTCGCCGGGTTTGACTCCGACTCAGAAGAGATAGACGCCATCCGCATGATCGCGCAGCAGATCTCCGATAACTTCCTAGCGAAAAAGAAGGCCCTGCAGGAAGCCAGCGCCGCCCGGATGATCGGCACCAAGGAGTCGGCGGACATGTTCAAAGTCCAGGCATCGGATGTGTTCACGCCCGATATCCGGATGCAGCTCGACAACTTCAAACGCACGCGGGCTGGTGGGCCCGCATGGAGGTAATAGTGAGAGAGAATGAATTTGTTACGTTCCTGGACTGCGAACGCATTCAGCGGGAGAGAGACCAGAACCTCGTCGGTGCAGTTGACATGGCACGAAAAAACACCGCCCGGGAGGCAAAGCAGATTTGCGAACAGTCTGATACCGCGGTCTCCGAGCTGAAAGAGGAAATCAAGGAGCTGAACAAGCGCCTTGACAACCTGCTCCTTGCAGGGGCGGGTCTTGTAGTGACCTCATTGATCTCGGTTTGCCTCTCTCTGTTCACTATTGTGATGCAGTACAAGCCATGAACGACTCGAAGATCCTCAAGGATATCGTAACCGGCACAATCGAGATGGAAGAGCTGCAGGCACGGATCGCCGATGTCTTCATGGCCGAGATCCAGACCGAGATCATGAAGGGAACCCCGGTCGACAAGGGATACATGCGGCAGCACTGGCACGAGCGGAAACTGACCCGCACCCAGATTGAGTTCGCCAATAACACCTCATATCTTCCCTTCCACATCACCGGTACCGGTCTCTACGGGCCCAAGCACCAGATGATCTGCGCCAAGGGGATGAGCAAGAGGAATCCCGGACACCCGCACGTCATGGCATGGAAACCGAAAGGCGGCGGCGACCTCATCTTCCGGCGCTGCATACGAGGGATGCGCCCGAATTCCTTCATCGAAGATGGGATCGAGGCGGGCATTGCGAACGGCTGCCAGGCGGTCATGCAACTCTTCAGCGGGGCGGATCATGTCATCGAGTGACCAGATCAACTGCGTCATCGATGCCGTCATGGCCCGCATCACGACAAATCTTGTCATCCTCGGACTCGATCGGATCTCCGAACGGGACGAAGACCCGCGGTACATTACCCCACCGGAAGCCTACGCAATACCGTTCGTTGAGGGACGGGATACGATCAAACTCTATGCAAATGGCGAGGAGCACACCTATCCCCTGCACATCGTAGCCTTCTACAAGGGCACGGACATCACCTCCTACATCCGGTCAACACGGGATTACGGGCTGGCTGCGCTGGACCTCTTTACCCAGGCCAATGCCACGGTAAGGGGGACATCGGTGCTCGGTGTTGTGTGTGGCGGGGAAGTCGTCGATGCTTCGCTTGAAGTCGGGTACTGGCGTATCGGGGATTATGTAATGCATTACTGGACATTGAATTTACAGGTAAAACAGGTGATATGAAACATGGCAGCACCAAGCATGGTATTAGACACGTTTTTTGGGAATCGGGGCATTATCACAGTCGATAGTGTTACGGCACTGGCGGTCTTCAAAGGAGTTGAGATCACCCCCAAGTACGATGTCGCAAAACTGTATGGCGGCGGATCAATCCTGTGGGCGGATCTCGCCCGGCACACGTTCCGCGTAGAAGTGAAAATTAAGAGCGCGAAATTCAACACGATCATCTCGAGTGGGTTCCCTTACAAGATCCTGAACAATTCTGCTTTCGACGGCACTACGGCAGATACCAACGATGTGCCCGTGTTCGTCGTCGTAGCAACGGCAACCGGGGCAGCCGGGACGCTCTGTAAGATCACCGTAACGGATGTCTATTTCGAGAGTTTCCCCATGAGTCTCCCGGAAAACGACTGGTGGACGGTTGAATTCTCCGGCGAAGGTAAGAGCTGCGTATTTGCGAATTCCTGAGGCTGCACTATGGAAGAACTCGATCCCCAAAAAGAACTTGCATCCCGCGATGAATTCGAACGCAAGCAGGCTGCCCTTCATACCGCCATGGACGCCCTCATCCGGTCGTCCGGGGAGAAATCACTCTCCCTTGTCCACAATGGCATTACCATCCGGACCAGGATGGCTCTTCCCGGCAGCGCCCGGTCGGAGATCCTGAAACTTGCGCAGAAGTATAAGGGTGTGGACCTCGAAGCCGCCCGGAACGGAACGATTATACCTACTGAGCTCCCGGACGGTTTTCTCAATGACAGCCTCGAACAGCTCTACCGCACGCTTGCCGCACTGTGCATGGATGAACCTTACAACAGCGCAGAATCATGGCGCTATTATGATGAGATCACGGGTGAAGCGGAACTGATCTACCAGAAGGCAGAGGCCCTGATCAAGGAGGCGCACCAGACTGCGATCTCCTTTCGCAAAGAGTCCTGAGGGGCAGGCACTCGTTGAGCTGTGCTGTATGCTGGGAAAGAAGCCGTCGGAGCTTGACACCGAGCCAATCGAGGAAGTCTTCCTCGTGGCCGGGATTGTCGAGAGACAGAACAAGTTAGCGGGGGGTGGACATGCCGGAAACAAACTATAACGTCAAGGTCCTCGTCGATGTGCAGGGACGCAAAGTGATGGACGCCCTTGCCGGGGGTGGGGGTGGAGGAGCGACAAAGAACGGGCCGAAATCTCTTACGGGTGCACTTGGGGCAGCCCAGGGGAGCCTTATGAAAGGCGAGGGTATCGGAACGGTTTTCGAAACCCTCACAAAGTCCCTAACCGGATTGGCAGCCGTGGTCGGGATCGGTGTCGGGGTGCTCCTGATGGCCGTCTCGAACTCCAAGATCCTCACGACGGTTTTCGGAACTATCGGCAAGCTGCTCGGGTTCCTGATGGATGTGATCCTGATGCCCCTGATGCCGATTTTCATGATGCTCGTCCGGTGGCTGTATCAACTGATCATTGCCTTCCGGAACTTCACTAAGAACCTTACACTCAAAAGCCTGCTGGACTTCGGCGTGAACCTGCTCCTGCTCACCTCCCCACTTGGATGGGTCATCAAGCTCATCCAGTGGGCACTCGGAGAGGGCAACATCACGAGCGCGATCAACTTCACACTCGGGATCCTGGAGGGTATCGGCGACTGGCTCTGGACGATTGCCGAGTACGTCATTATAGGCAACGTCAAACTGGCCCATGATGCCATTGCATTAATGTTCAATATCGGATCCGCCATTCTCGGGGCGTTCTCCGGGCTTGCCGACCTCATGATCTCAATCCTTCAGTACCTCTGGGGGATTGGGAACGGCCCGGGTATTACCCAGATTGCCATTGATTTCATTGCCAACCCCCTCGGAGCCATCTGGAGCTTCCTGCTCGCACTTTGGGCCGGGGGTAAAGGAGTCTATAACATGGCCGCCGGCTCGCTGGGATTGCCGACCCTTGACGCAGGTGGGACAGTTACCCAGACCGGTATCGCAGTTGTGCACCGGGGTGAGACCTTCAGTGGCGTCCGGGGCTCCGGTCAATCCGCTGCAGGTACTGGAGGTGGGGATACCTTCAACTTCTATAATTACGGCCAGACCAAGACCGAATACGAGCTCTTCCTGAAGTTCATGGAGTTCATGCGTGTGCGTGGCAAGGGGCTGACTCTATGACATATGCATGCACACTCACCAACCAGGATAGTACCGTCACCGTAGATTTCGATAAGACCTACAACGAGGGCGGTGGGCCTCAATACTCCTACGTAAACGAAATTGCTGTGATGGAGGCCCCGGCGGATTCCACGACTGGCGCCACCACGGCCCAGGCACTGGACTTCAAATATACACAGGAGAGTATCAGCATCTCCGGACAGTTCAAGGATGGACTTGGTACCGCAGACGGCAGCACGCCGGGATCCACAAAGTTCGAGAAACTCCTGTATCTCTGCCGGGTTGAGATAGTATCGCTCATATTTGCGTGGCCGGTCTCAGCAAAGACGTGGTACTGTGTTCCCACCCGGTTCACCTGCGGGGAACAGGGGGCACATGGTGAAACGCTCAGCTATGACATTACACTCCGGATCGTGGGGTCGTAATCCATGACCATCACCTCGGATTTTGACTCCAACCCCCGCACACATTTTGGAGTGGCGGGCAGTACGTTAAACGTCCGGTTCGTTGACAAGTCCACCACGGACAACGGCGTGATAAACTCGTGGCTGTGGAAGCTCGATGACTCTCACGCGATGGATGCCCCGGTTTCGACCCCGTATCTGACGGGTACCAATTTTTATACCGTTTTCCTGATCAACGATCAGATAAAACTATTCACAACGGGATCGTTTCCCACAGGTTTATCCGGGACGGTTGTGTACTGGGTTGTGGCAGTGGGTCCACCATCTTGGATCTCAATCTCTCTCACCAAGGGCGGGGCACCGGTCACGTACACAAACGGGAGCGGATCCGGGTCGTTCACCATCAGCAAGGTCAGCGACCTGCAGAACCCCGTCATCCAGTTCAAAACCATCGCTGCAGGCACCCACAAGATCGCCCTCACGTGTAATGATTCCGGAGGATCCAGCGCGGCTACTACAACAAAAACCGACTGGCTCAAGATCGCCACCGGTACCTTTACTCCGCCCACGATATCAACCGCATACCGGAATCTTACGCTATTCGTATACGAGCGCTCCCTAGAGACAGCCCCGAAAGGCTCCTGCATCTGCCGGAATAAGACGGCGTCCTGCAACCTCTTCTTTGTGAACCTTCTCGTGCAAGGTGCCATGACCAAGGCCGGCAAGGCCACGTTCGATATCGTGAACACCGGTGCCGGTACTGCAGATGAAATTGACCTGTTCGAGAGCACCACGATCGGCACCTACAAGAACATCGCCATTATCGGCGGATATGACGTTATCTGGTCGGGGAAGATCACCAAGGCCGAGAAGGAGCAGAAGAGTCCGCCAGGTGTCACTCCCCAGAAAGCCATCTACCACTGCGAAGCGTATACGGACGTTAAGAAGCTCAGTGACTGGAACATCAAGACCCCGGCCTCACAAGTCGGGAAATCTCCCGGCCAGCTCTGCACCTCAATCCTCGATATCAACTCCGGAGAGCCGGACTTCATCGGCACCCGGGGCGGATTCATCGACCCGTCCGGCTCCCTGCTGCAGATGACGCTCACCGATAGTGATAAACTGACGGCGTTTTCCCAGCTCACGAATGCAACCGATTACGACTGGCGCACCCGGATGGAGACGATGCTGTTCCAGTATGCGACTTTCAACGGCTCCAATCTCATCACCATCACGAGCGCGGGACTCACAACAAGCGCACTCGTGGGCAACTGGATCCTGTTCCCGACCGCCAGCATCCTCTCCACGGTGGGCAGTACCGTTTTGCTTTCTGCCGGGGGTAGCGACGTCATCACTCCATGGACGACTTTGCCGTGTACTGGAGATCGGGTCATATTCTCAACGACAGGCACCCTTCCTGCGCAGATCGTGGCCGGGACGATATACTATGTCGTGTATGTCAATACCGGCGGCCCCACAGCATACTTCAAGATCTCGGCAACCAAAGGGGGTGCACCGATTACCTACTCAGGTGCATACACCACAACCGGCCACTCGTATGTGAAGTTCCCCGTGAATAATATCGGAGTCCTCGCATGGGGCAGGATTACCGCCAACGATGCAACCACTATCACGGCAGCAGTTACCGGGGCTGCGCAGGTTCCGCTCACCCTTGATAACTGCCTGATCGTGCAGGTGCCACGGATGGACTTCTCCAACGACCTCATGGAGCCGGATGTGGTGCGGGCATTCACCAACGGAGTGAACTGCGTCCGGTTCACGAACTCCGATGATAAGGTGGACCTGTTCACGAAGGTGATCGCCAAGGGCAAGAACGCACTCGCAACTGCCCAGAGTGGCCTGAATAGCAGCATCACGGCAGCGATATCGGCAAAGGATGCATGGGATTCATCAAAACAGTTCTTCAAAGCTTCAACAGTGATCTCCTACCGGATGGATGGGTATGTTTATTCCTATGCGGCGAGTGCCACCACCATTACTTTGATCGGACAGGGATATGCTCTCAAAATTGGTGACACATTTTATGTGTACGGCATCAAGGCAGATGCCGCGCCACAAATCTATGGAGCAAAAACAGTCTCGGGAATAACTACAGAAACCCAAACTGATGGTACTTTGACCACAACGGTAACCTTCACAACCGGATATTTGGATACTATTCCTCTCATGAAATACAGTATCCTCATCGCAACTAAAACCTATATTAAAGATTCTTCAATAATTTCCACAGGTACAGATCACTACGTCGGGACCGAGAAACGAACCTTCCGGTCAATCGATTCGGATGCTGTTTATGGACCTTATACAGCGATCGGGAGCAGTGGGGATATTGGGGCCGGGACTTCAATCATAACTCCACACCTACCAGGGTGTCTGATTTCAACAACCCAGCACACGGAAGCAGCACCGGAAACGGGATCAACACTACAGTTCCATGGCACAATCACGAAGAACATCACGATTGATACCCTCACGACTATCCCGGACCTGGAAGTGGCAGCATCAAATGCGCTCCTGCAGGGCTCCCAGTACTACCAGAAATCCTCGATGAACCTGACCTGGTTCCAGTTCACGGTGAACCGCGTGCGGGATGGAGTGCAGCTTACCGGGCCCGTGATGATCCGGGAGGGACAGAAGATCTCCATCGTGCCATACACCGGGGCCACAGCGATCGAGCGGCAGGTGATCCTGTGGGAGATGGATGCCAACAGGATGATCGTGTCGCTTACCCTCGGGGATTACGTCAAGGACGTGTACAATGTTCTGGACAAGAACACGGCAGCTTCCCAAAAAGCGTTGCTTTAAATATCAGATCCGCCTACTTTTTAGCAATGGGTGAAATCCGGGTTTCTTGGGATTTCCTGCTCGTTTCTCCACTTGTTCTCAATTACCTCAAGAGCAGGGAGTACCCGTTTTTTGTGTCCTGCACCGTGATCCAGGACTACCTCGAACGACTGCCGGAGATTGCCAGCCAGCGGATCGTCCGGATGGAATGGAACATCGCCCACGCCCTTAATGAGTGTGGCTATCGGCGCATCTCAAACACCGGGAAGGGTTTCGTGAGAGCGAGTCTTGGGCTCCAGACCGTCCCGGAGCCTGCGATGTTCCGGCAGCTCGTCAATATCGCGATGTAAAAAAGAGTTATCGGATGCAAGGTGGTGCGTGAGCCCTGCGTCTGAAGCCCGGGTCAAAGGAGAGAAATTCTGGGGCGGGCTGTCCGAACTGGTGTGCCCTGATCTGCCGGATGACCTTCCTGATTTTCTGTCTCATATTACTACTAAACATATTTTTTTAACCACATTGATATAGTTTTCTGCATTTTGGGGTTATTTTCTTAACTGGGATGAATTAAAATTCCGTAAAAAGAAACATTCCGATCCCAATAATAATTTTGGTCTGAGAGCATGGTGGTCTGTTCCATTTTCACGGGATAAAGAAAAGTTTGTACTTTTGTGATATCAATCCCTGAATAACTGATAACATCAACCTTAACCGGCTGGCTTTTCTGATACTGCATCCCCGCAACGAATCCTGTAGCTAATACCATTGCGGCAATCAGAGCCACTGTGATTATCTTAATTTTATCCATCGTCATTCACTCCTATTAGAATACTCCCTTCTTTTTTCGGTTTTTCTGCCTGAAACGCCACGATTACAAGCGCCCGTGCAGCTTCATCGAGCGAGAGAGAACCATTCACCGAATAGTTGACCTGCCCCGCCTCATCACTGGTTTTCACAATAGTGAGAACTTCAATCGTGTTTTGCATGGTGTGGTATTCTATTCGTACTGGTATATATCCTTTTTCCAACCCACAAACCACAAGGTATATATCCTCACTGGTATATACTCTGGTATGGGCAAAACGCTCAATGTCAAAGTCAATCAAGTGAGCCGGGCAATTCGGATGTCAATACCCCAAAGTATTGCTATCGCGCTCGGAATCTCACCCGGGGATACCGTAAATATCCGGGAATCAAGAGGTAAGATGATCGTTGAAAAGGTGTGTGAAACCAATGCAAACAACAACCAAAAACCATGATGGCAGTCCCGATCAAGAAGGGGAGACTGCTAACAATTCTGAATCGCCTGAGGAAATCAAAGTTTGCCAATACCCATTCTGTGGGTGCATTTCCGCAAAGGGATACACCTGCATGCATGATGGCCCCTGTGATCCCTGCGATGAGAGCGGGCGGCATTTCTCGATCCAGTATGTGATCGAGGGTAACCAGCGGTATGTGGTCCGGGAATACAACCCGCAGGAACAGAGGGCATCATGAGCCACATGGCCAACCTCATTGCGGATCTCTGCGGTGCCTGCAACAAGGACACCGAGGCCTGCGGGCGGGATATGAACGATTGTCTGACCGACCATGAAGCGGCCCTGATCGATGCTGCGTATGAGGTTGGACGCGATGCGGGGTTGATTTGAAATGCAATCTCACAAGTGTGCATACCTGCATGCAGGAGATGTTTGTGCCGGGGACGAATACTGCCAGTATAAACTTACGACCGCTTGTTATCCTCTTGACCGGTACTTCTGCGGGAAAGATCAGCTCACCGGACTTGAACCCAGAACCCGGCAGGTTGCGGGATGCACCA